AGCAGTTTATTGATTACATGAAGACTACTTATGGTCGGACTGTAGAATTTACTGATGGTCTGGAGTTTAATCCGTCTAGGTCTCTTGGGCGTTCTTTTAACATTGGTCTTCCGGTAGAGTCTGATGAAGGAACTAGTAGTCCTGTACAGGTACACGATCCTGTATTAAGACAACTTAACGAGATGACTTTTGGCGAGTCCGAAGTTAAGGAAGAGGAACCTAAGACTAGTGTATCTAGTACTACTAAGAAGACTACAAGTAAGTAGATAGGAGTTTGAGGTGCCATCAATCTCTGATATTGCTAGAGCTAACATGCTAGCTGATAGAGCATTAGTGGAGCCTCAAACATTGTCTAATGTGGATTTAATGGTTCTTGTCTTAGCAGACGGTGCACAAGTTCTTGTCCCAAAAACTGATGCTACCGCTGCCGTCCACTTGTGGCGGTATCTTAAAACAGTGAGGGATTCATGATTCATATTCCAAATACTGGTGATATTAACCAGTGGATCTCTGAAAAATTCTCTGTGTTAGCAGAGATTGTACAGGATTATGACCCTTATTTGGAGTTAAGGTGGATTCCCCCGGATCAAAGAACTCGCGACGACAAGAAACCTTATGTAGTGGTAGATACCAGGACGAATACTCCCGTTATTTATGCGAGTGATTTAGATATCCCAGAGCAGATTTTAGCTAGTATCATTGAAGGGGATAATAAAAACGGGAGTATTCTCCAAAAATTAGAGGCACAAGAGACTGCTGCCAAACTCTTCCAGATGAAAGAATTCCTTAATAGAATAGAAGAGGCTCACGATATCGCGGAATACTTAGTTAAGTCACCTCTTAACTGGGTTACATTTAACGGGAAGAAACTAGATGATCAGCGCCGAGTCATAGGTACAGCTAAAGAAAAGAAGCACCTATGAACGTAGTACAGATGCAGACTTATCTTAAGAGACAGTTCGGTGATGAGTCTGGGGTACAGGTAACTGATGAAGACATTGTTCGCTGGATTAATGCTGCTCAGAAACAGATAGTTCTTCAGAACGAATCTCTTCTAGAAGTAACTTCTACAACTAGTTCTATTATAGGTACACAGTCATACGATCTTCCTGTCGATCTGTTGAAATTGCGTGGTATTCAGTATAGAAATTCTACTACACAACCATATTATAGGTTAAAAGGGTACTCTCTAGCTGAGTTTAATGAAAAAGTAGACGGGTGGGATAACTCTCAGGAACCTGGGGATCCTTTTTGTTATACTATCTATAACAGTAAAATTCTTGTATTTCCTATTCCAGCCACAGTTGTTACTGCTGCTTTTAAAATTTACTATAACAGAACTCCAGTAGATGTAGTTACAGGTACAGACGTTCCGGAACTACCTGTACTATATCACGATACTATTGTAAAATACTGTTTACAACAAGCGTATGAGTTAGACGAAGACTGGGATGCAGTAGGTAATAAAGCACAGGAGTTTGATAAAGATATCAATCTTCTTCGTGGTAAAGATGAGTGGAAAGTACAGGAATTTTATCCCAGTATTACAGTACTGAATGATGATGCTTGGTGAGGTCTCATGTCTGGTGGTCAGGCTTTAAGATTAGGCCCCTTTGTCGGTGGCCTTAATACTGCAAGTGATCCGACTGCTATTGCAGATGCGGAGCTTGTAGAGCTGACCAATTTTGAATTAGATATTGATGGATCTCTTATCTCCAGGACACCACTCCAGGAGCAGCAAGGACATATTGACTGGGGCGAAAGAATCGTTTGTATTGGTACTGGTATCTTTGGTACTGATCATTACGTTATTGGATCTAATATTACTGGTGTCTATCATTATTTAAATGGTTCTTGGACTCTTATTACAAATACTTTCCAAGCATCGGTAGCTATACAGTATGCTAATACTGTATATCTAGTTCCTAAGCCTGGATCTGGTAATGGCGGTAAGTGGGATCCTGTCGGGGGATTTACTGCGGTTGCAGCTATACCTAAGGGTCAGGCTGCTGTAATACACAAAGAAAGATTGTTTATTTGTCCTGGTGTTGATTCTACTACTAACACTAGTAGACTTAGTTTTTCTGATCCAGGAAACTTTGACGTCTGGGGAGCTAGTAACTTTATCGATGTTGGTCAGGGTGATGGTACTAAGCTTATTGATTTAACAGTGTTTCAGGATAATGTATTACTGTTTAAGAATCAAACTACTTATGTACTATCTTATGACGTTAGGCCGACAGATGCTGTAGTGAGAAAAATTTCTAATACTATTGGTGTAACTAAGCAGTTTTGTGTTGTTAACTATGAAAATCAAGTATATGTGTTCCATGACGGCTGGGTGTATGAAGTACTAAATTATGATTTTAATAGATTGAATACTAAGGTACCCTTTGTTAGAGATGAGACTGCTCCTTCTGCATTTGCCTCTGAAAACATTTTTCTTTCTCTCCTAGATGATAGACTTATCTGTAGATTTTATAAGAAAGTCTATGTCTACGGTATGCGTACTAGGACATGGTCTGAATGGTCCTCTGCATCAGATGATTTACAATTCTTTGGACCCATTACTACTATTAGACCCCCGACAGGGAAACAGTATTATGCTGGATCAGCTCTCAGCGCTAACCGTGGTGTAATAAAGTTTGTCAATATACATAGTAGTTTAGATAGAGAACGTGCCTTTAATACAGCTATTACTGCTTCAGACGACTTTAATGAAGTAGTAGTTAATAGTTGGGGAAATTCAGACCAGGGGGTTGCTTGGCTTACTAATGGGGGAGCTGCCTCAGATTATGACAAAACAGGTACTGAAGGTACACATACTCATACTAGTGTAAACGTTGCTAGGTCTGCATGGTTGGATCTTAATATAAAAGATACTCAGAATAGAGTATTTGTCAAGACAAGTGCACTTGCTACAGGTGCTGCTGTAATTGTTGACTTGATTGCTAGGGATGATCAAGTAGGAGATAATTTCTACTTTGTCAGATTATCGTTTAATACAGATCAGACTATTACTATTTCTCTTATCAAGAGAATAGCCGGAGTGCAGACTACTTTAGTATCTACAGCTTCTGGGATAACCCACGTAGCTAATACCAAGTATGGTATTAGATTTAGGGTCCATGGATCACAGTTACAGGCAAGAATCTGGTTAGCGTCTAATCCTGAACCTATTACATGGCAAGTTGTAGCTACAGATACTGTTCTTACAGCTGTAGGAGATGTCAGAATTAGAACTCTCCTTAGTGCTGGCAATACTAATACTCTACCTTTCACTTTCTCATTTGATGATTTTGAAGTAATAGATTTAGCACTAACTAACTATAATATTCAATGCTCTACAAAGACAAAAAACTTTGACATGGCTATCTCTCATCAGTTTAAGAGACTGTGGTGGTGGGGCGTTGATGTATCAACCCCTAATGATATTATTGGGACAGCTAGTCCTATTATTCTTTCTTTCAGTGTTACTTGGGATCAACTGGCGACTGTTTCGTGGGATGACTTAAACACATGGGACCAACCACTAACAGAGCCACAGACTGCTGTTACCACTATTATAGGCCAGGGCGGTCTGTCGAGAAGATTCGCTAAGTTCAACAAATCTCTTAGATACAGACAGATTAACTTTAAAACACAGATGTCTACTGACGGTTCTACTACAGATGGACCTGTACGGTTATTTACTATGACTATTATTACAGAGTCCAAGGCCACAGTTCCTAAGCAGGTGAACTAATGCCTTATACATCACGAAGTCAGCAGAATGTGTCTCCTTATGCTGTAGGTAATAAGATATATGGAGGTGGCAGATCTTTTCCTACCTCTGGCCCTGTCGACAAGATGGGTTATAGAGAACGGGATGCTACAGCTAGGGCTAGACGAGACGCTATACTAAGACGTATGAAGGCAAATATGAACGGTAAATATGCTTCTGCTGATTCTCAAAGGGTGGTATAAATGCCTGGTTTATCCAAGTCTGGTGGAAGTTTAAAAAAGAGTACACCTACTAAGAGTTTATCTAAAGCAGCAGGTTCTAAATTGAGCAAATCGACTGCTGTACAATATGCGTCTAAGCCTAAAGTTGGAGCTAACTCCTCCGGTCAATACGGCGGTGTGCCTTCTGTACCTACTGCGACAGCTGGTCCTATTGATATTGAAGGATACTTAGGCGGAGATAGTTCTTATCAGCAGCAATTAAGACAGTTAGCTAAAGCATTAGCAGATTTTGGTGCTGACGCTACTCGTCGACAGGGAACGTTAGAGAGTGATTATGGAGTCTCCAAGAAAGCTCTAGGTGATCAGAGATTACTTGACTTAGACAATCTTGAAGATGACTACGGCTCTAGAGGATTACTCAGGTCTGGATTATACGGTAAGGCTGTAGGAGACTATGAAACTGAATACGGTAATAGGGTTACTGATTTAGACCGTAGGCAGCAACAAGCTATGGACGCTCTTAATCAAGAACGTTCACAGTTTGGTAATCAGAATACTTTACAGCAACAAGCTGCACGGGAAGCTGCTATTAGACGTCGCGCTGAACAGTACGGGATGTAATTATGGGATTCTGGGATTGGCTTATTGGGGAACCTGAGCAGATCTCAGGAACTCCGCATGCAACTCGTAGAGATATCTATAAAGGCCAGAAGAAACCCTATTCTGGTGGTATGGGTATTGGTGATGTAGGTAAATTTGTTTCTGATGCTTGGAACACCAGAAATCCACAGGGAAACTATAGACTTACTGGCGGGTCTTTACAGAGAACTAGAGCTGTACCTGAACTACCTTGGATGAATTCACAAGCTGACTCGGGTCCTACTACAGCAGATATTCTAGCTCAACTACAGGCTTTGCAAGATCCTAGTAGATATATGTCAGATGAAGGATCTTTAGTTAGACAAGCGCGTGCCATGGCAGCGGCACAGTATGACCCTGCTATTGCTCAACTAGAATCCCAGATGGGTTCTGCTAGAAGTAGAGCATCGAGAAACCAAGCTGAACTAGGTAAGATGTTCTCTGCTTTATCCACTGACTTACAGGGTGATATTCCAGAGATTCAACAGATGTATGCTCAGGACAAGGCAGATTCTCAGCAAACGTATGATCAGTTACAGCAACAGATTACTAATCAATATAATACTTCTGCTACTGAACAAGAAGATATGATGAAAAGGTTGAATATTCAAGCGGCAGCTCCAGATATTCTACCTCAACAACAGCGTGATCGTGATTACTTTACTACCCTTGCTGCCCGAGATGCTGGTATCGAGCAGCAAGCTTTAGGCCAGGAAGAAAGAGGAGCAGTTAACTATACGCAGCAAGGTTCTCAAATTGCTAGATCAGAAGGTACTCAGCGGCAAGCTGATGTTATGGCACAATTATCTGATTTGTTAGCTAACTACGAGAGCCAAATTGGTGCACAAAGGATTGCTAAGAATCAGTCTTACTTAGGAAGTCTTGCTGAATTAGAAAATAATCAAAAGAGTAGTGCAGCAGATGCAGCTCAAAGAGATTTTCAAAATTATATTGCTATGATTCAGCTTGGCAGAGATCTCAGGAAAGATGAAACTGGAGGTAAAGTAACCTCTGTCAAGTCTCCTGCTGATGTAGCCGGTAGAGCATTGGGGATGGGATTACCCCAGCGTAGTGCTCAAACTGTACAAGATACTTTCATGTCTGCTATTAGTTCAGATCCTCAGATTTTATCTGGTACTAGTGTATTCGGTACTTCTGTACCTAAAGAAGCTATGGCTCAACGTGTAGTAGAAGCTGGGCGTAAACAGGGCTTAAGTAGAGCAGAGCTTAACGCATTACAAACTATTGCTCTCGAATATTTCGGGAGAAGGTAATGCCTAACAAACCTGCACCTAGTCCATTTAGTACTTTAGTAGATTACTTCGGTAAGCCAGCATCAGGTCCTAGTTCTACTGATGTGGCTAAATTTATTCTGCTTAATGCAGCTACAGATAAACCACTAGGTCCGGGAATGTTAGACAACGGAGGTAATGAGCCTTCGTTAATGGGTAGGATCTTTGATGTCTTGTCCAGACCAAACTATGCAGTAGCAGAGTTTGTTAGGTCTATGGGAGACCCTGAAGCTACATGGGAGGCTTTCCAAGGTAAGAGAAAGACTACATTCTCTGATGTATTGAGAGAAAGAACAAACATAAAGAACCCTGCTGTTAGAGCAACTGCGGGGCTAGTGCTGGATATAGGGTTAGATCCAACTACCTATATTCCTGGTGCAGCTATTGCTAAGGGAGCTTCTAAAGTAGCAAGTGCTGTTAGAGGCACCAGTAAAGCAGTAGACGCTAGTAAGTTAGTGGCTAAAGATAAAACAATAGCACAAAAGCTATTAGACCAAGGTGAGCCTGTTTATCCTGAAGCATTTGGATTAAAGTTTGGACCTAGTGTTGAGATCCCCCAAGTACTCAAACGCCATGAGCAAGCTACAGAATTTAATTTTAGAGGAGACACTCTTAACCCTAGAGCTACACCGACAGGAAGTATCCCTAAATTAGGAGATACCCTTCCTGGACAGCTAGAACTCCCTTTGGAGAATATTCCTAAGGACATTCCTAGAGTTACACCTGAGTCCCTTCCTGTCGGCCAAGTAGAAAATTTGGGTTCTGTTACAAAAGGTCAGATTCCATTTAAGTTTCCTGACTTTACTCTAAAGGGTGCTAGGTCATCTGTTGCTGTAGATAAAGCAGAACAGATTGTACAGAAGGCTGTTAGTGGGGATCCTGAGGCTTTATTAAGGGTGCTACCTAGACCTCAAGATGTTAAAATTGGGGTTCGGGAACAAAAAGCAGCTGCGGAACTAGTAGCTAACTGGGATAACACTAAGGCAACTGCTAAGCTTAACCAGTTGTATCCTGAATCTATTAATGCTAAGCAGCAAGTTAAGCTTTATTATAGAGCTATTGAAGCTGCAAAAAAGAGATTTAAGGCTCCGGATATTCCTGCTAATAAGGGCAGAGTTTCTTCAGATGCTTATAAGATTTATCTTGCTGCTGAGAAGGCTTTAGAAGCTAAGGGTCTTATTCCTCGTATCGGTACAGGGGAGAATGTTAGACTCTCTGAAGTAATTCAGCAGGTTGGTGGACACAAAAATGCTCAACAAGTATTAGATGAGTTTGGTAATGAGATAAAACAAGGCGGATCTACTTGGCAGGCTATCGAAGCTCTAAGGGCTAGGGGAGCTATCGATGAGACCAAGTCTGTCAAACTTATTGCCGAGAAGATTCAAGAAGCTCATGTAGTTACTAAATCTAGCAATTTACTATCTGATGGATTTATTGATCAGTTCGATAGAGTTATAAAAAAACTAGGTAGTGCTACAGCCCGGTCGGCGGGACTTAGTCCTGCAAGTATCCAGGCGACTGATAAGCTTATTGATTTCGCTCTTAAAACTGGTAAATCTCCTGCCCAGATTGTTATTGAGCAAAAAGCTAAGATGCTTGATGATATCGTAGCCAAAGGTAAGGCTAATCCTAAAGTTAATACAGCGGTGACACGGGCTCTAGAAGCTGACTTAGGTACACTACCTAGGTGGGCTCAAACAGATAATAAAGCTGTAGAGTTTCTCATGGGACGTGTAGCTACTTGGTGGGGACAAAGTGATCTAAGGCCACTGTCACTAAATGCTATTGGCTCTAGTTCAGCTACTGCGACAGCTAGGGGAGTAGCCTTAGATAAACTATTTCAGGGAGTAGCTCAGGACCAGAGATTTGAAGCTCTAAGATTAGCACAAGGTATTGGTACTCCTAGTACGCCAGAGACCCAACAATTAGCTACTCAAATCGTTAGACTCATGGATAACATGGCTGGACAAGTATCTGGTCAATCTGTAGTTCTCCGTTCAGGTATTCATATGGATATGCTGAATAAGTGGATGAATCATTATAAAGTAGGGTTTAATTTTACTAATAAAACAGCCAAAAACATATTAGGTGAAGTATTAGATTTCTCTAAGGGTACAGATTGGCTCAAAAGCTGGAAAACATTTGATGTCAAGATGGATCCTAAGATCTTTGTGTTCAAGTTACAACAGGCTATGGAACAGGCTACCAGGGAAAAAGCCCTATTCGATGAAATTGGAGAAAGATTCGGGGCTAAGACAGTCGGTAATGGATACAGACATAAGATCGAGGGGTACCCCTATCTAGACGGATACTACTTTACAGATGATATTACTAAGCAGTTACCTAGAGTCGTCAGAGACTGGACAATTCCTGGTTGGACTCCTTCAAGTCCAGTAGTGAAACTATACGATAGAGTTCTCTCTATGTGGAAGACTGGTGTCACTATTTATAGACCAGCTCACCACATTAGAAACATGGTTGGGGATATATACTTAGGCTGGATGGACGGGGTTAATTCACTTAAGCCATACACCTTGGCGGCTAAAGTTCAACGATCCATGCGTGGTGCTTATGATACGTTAGAGAATGTAGATAACTTAGTACAGTTAGGTATTATGGGAAAGAGTTTTAGGACTCCTCTCCCTGGAGAGATTCTGTTTAAAAATAAGAGTGGGGTGCAGTTTACTGCTGAACAAATTGGTGCTGTAGCTCATCAAAAAGGTCTTTTAGAGCATGTTAATACTTTAGAGGATATTATTGATCTGGGAGAAAGATCTAAGTTTAAGCCTTTAGGTGGTAGGGCTCAGAAAGTAGCTCGAAAGGCTTCAGAATTAGAAGCACATAATACTCGACTCGCACATTTTATCGATAAAGTTATGAAAAGTCGAGGCAGCAATTTAGACGAAATCTTTGAACAAGCAGCACGGAGGGCGAGAAAGTGGCACCCAACAGGGTTGGATCTTACTCCATTTGAAAAGAATGTACTTCGCAGAATTATTCCTTTCTATTCCTGGATGCGCAAGAGCCTCCCATTACTTATCGAGGGCCTTGTTATGAATCCTGGAAAAACTGTTATCCCTGCTAAGATATACGATGCTATACAGGAATCTCAGGGTATAGAAACACCAGGAAGAGCAGATCCCTTCCCTGTCGACCAAATGTTTCCTGAGTGGATTAGAGCACAAGGATTAGGACCTATCTCTGGGCCGACAGGAATGTTAGGCGGGGTCTCTGATCAGATGCCTCCTGGTTATGTTATGGGTGGTGTAGGACTTAATCCTTTAACTGATCTTATATCTCAGATTGAGTCTCCAGGAAAAACTATCACAAGCTCTTTGACCCCTGCAATTGGTATCCCTATCGAGCTAATGACTGGTAGGAAACTATTTACCGGAGAGCCTATCTCAGGACCTGAGGCTAGACCAGGTGCTATGGAACAGTATATCGGAGAGCAGATTCCTGGTTATTCTGTTTTCCAAGGTATCACTGGTGTAACTCCTTTTGGTACTGAAACTAGAAGGTCTGCAAAGAGTAGTGACGCAGGCATGGAATCTCTGATAAACTTTCTTACAGGTGCAGGAATTAAAGGTACTGGACCGTATATTAAACAAGGACAGTACGAAAAAGCTGCTCCATTGAAAGCTCAAAGAGCTAGCGATAGGGAAGCTTTTCTTAAGCATTTGAGAGAGCAGATGGGGGAGGGCTAAATGGCTATCCTCAGACCTATGTTAACACCTACAGTAGGTATTCCCCAGACTGTAGCAGCATCCAGACGCCCTAAGAATATGAGCCAAAGAGAATTCTATACTCTTGGTTCTCAGCAGAATAGAACTGCAGCCCCACAACAGCCGCCCGACCAAAATTACCAAGTACCTCAGACACAACAGGATCAACAGTTTGAACAAGATCCTATTAGTGGAGATTATATCCAAGAGCAGCTAGCAAGATTTAATAACCGTACTGCTCCACCTATGCTAGAACCAGGGGCTAGAGTTAAATCTGCTAATGCTGAATTAGTGCAACCATCTAGTTTTCAGGTTTATTATGAACAACTAAATACTATTGGAGATATTGCAGATAATCAATTAGGGGCAGCTAGTGCTAGAGCCGCCTTTCAAAGAGCTCAATCAGCTCAACAATTGCCGCTAGGATATGGTGGAACTACATCTACAGGTAGTGGAAAGAGTCTACAAAAGGGCGGCAACGCCTACGGTAATGCTATCCCATCTAATCCTGCTGCTAATTTTAAATATGCTCAAAATATTGCGGGACAGTTTGGTTGGAATGCTCAGGAATTACAGGCTTGGTATACACTGGGTATGAAAGAGTCTGGATGGAGAAACACAGCTCAAAATCCAACTAGTACAGCTTTTGGTATTGGACAGTTCTTAGACTCTACATGGAAAGGTGTGGGTATGTCTAAGACTTCTGATCCTCAGCAGCAAGTTTTGGCTATGGCTAAGTATATTAAGAATAGGTACGGCTCTCCTTCCAAAGCATTAGCATTCCATATCTCTCATAACTGGTACTGATAGGGGAGTAGGGTGGATAAGAGAGTATACTTGCTAGCAAACCCCTTTCAGGTATTTATGATGGTAGCTTGTATACTTAGTGGTTTATCCGGGTTATTTGCTCCTAGTGAATCTTCTGCTGCTATACAAAGACTACTCCCCAAAGCTGTAGAGTTAGGGTGGTATTTAGGATTAATTATAGGAGGTGTAATTGGATTATATGGTCTGGTAAAGAATTTACTTGTAGAACGTATAGGCATGACTATATTAACAAGTATTAGTTTTGGGTATCTACTAGTCCTCATAAATGTATCTCCACGATTACTTACTTTTTCATTATTTATTATTTTGTTTTTCTCTTTAGCCTGCCTAATAAGAATTATTCAAGTAAATAGGTTGCTGAAAAGAGAAGCAAAATGAAATTAGAGACTATAGTAACACTCTTAGGTATTGCTACAGCTTTATTAGTTCTGGTACAAGGGTATGATTGGTGGAAGAAAAGACAAAATAAGTCTTCTACAGATGTAGTGAGTTCTGCTATGCAACTGTTAACGCCTTATCAAGTCGAGGTCGACAGGTTGAGAGCCAGTCTAGGGAAGGCTAATGACCAGATTCTTGATCTCACAGTAAAGCTTAACAACGCAGAAACTAGAGCGGATAATTTGAATAACCAGCTTGTAGACGCTCAGACTGAGGTAGGGTATCTTCGGACCCAGGTTAAAGTATTATCCCAACAACTAAGGAATAATCCTAATGAAACTAGTTGAGATTAAGGTATGGGCTTCTTCTTTAGGGACCCTCTTAGCTAGTATTATCCTAGCTGTACTCAATGCTGTATTAGCAGGTAACACTATTTTAGGAAGTCTGCCTCCTATTCTTCAAACTCTGATTCTTGTTATCATACCTCCTGTGATTGCTTTTCTGTCGGGTTATGCCAAGAGATCCGGTACTTCTAACGTCAGTGATAAATACTTGGATGTAGAATAATGGTTTTATTTGGGTTAGATATATCTCATCATCAGAGTTTCAGTCTTAATTTAGTTCAATGCAAAAAAGAAGGGGTTAGTTATATATTTATCAAGTCGACAGAAGGGTCGTCGTTCATCGATCCTGCATTTGCAGCAAATCTAGCAGAAGCTAAACAAGCAGGATTGCTAGTAGCTGCATATCACTATGTTAAGTCTAATGCTACCGCCTTAGCTCAAGTACAGAATGTAGCAAGGGTCGTCCCTAAGGATGTTCCAGTTATCCCAGATGTAGAGGCTAACTCTGGGGGAGTAGCCCTACTCCGCAGTTTTGTAGGAGAACTTCAGCATGCTGGTTATCATGTACCGCTGACGTACCTCCCCAGGTGGTATTGGCAACAGATCGGGTCACCTGATCTTACAGGGTTACCAGCTCTTTGGAGTTCTAGATATCCAGATAATGTAGTAGGTACCATGCATGATGAATATGCAGACGTTCCTGCTACTTATTGGAATGGATACGGAAATTTAAGTATAGCTGTTCTTCAGTTTACTAGTTCTGCTCGTGTGGCAGGGTATCAACCTCTAGATGCTAATGCTTTCAGAGGCACTATAGAAGACATGAAAGTATTGTTAGGAGTAAAGACCGTGGCATTAAAAGATGAATTTTGGACAGTTACAGACTATGATAACAACAAAACCCTCCCTGTCGATGCACTGACTATGCTAGGTAACTTATATCAAATGCAGTTTTATGGATCTAAGACTGCTCCATGGAATGCTCCTTCTGAGGTAGCTATGCTGAAGGATTTAGTAGCTAGAGAAGCCGTACAAATCGATGAAGCAGTATTAGCGCAGAAAATGCATGATCTAGGTATCGGGGGAGTGACAGTAGAACAAATTAAATCTTTACTCAATGAGCTTACTCTCAAAGCAATAGGCTCTTGACAGAATCATAGATTTATGATAACGTCGCTAGATGGATATTAATGTAGAAAGTATCTATGTCTGGTCTAAAAACAGCAAGTGTAGGAATGAAGGTGTCTTCCAAGAACACTTGACTAAAAAATATTGCACTGACTGTCCTGTTATCAGTCAGTGCAATATTTATGGAATTGTTCACCACGAGCGTGGTATCTGGGGAGGAACTAATGAAGCAGAAAGACTAAGGGTGGATTCTTTCTTTGTAGACTTGTTTACGCAATTATATCGGGAGGCTGGTCTCCTAGAGAATCGTTCAACTGACCCTTTAGAATCGTTAGGGCAGCTGGTGGCACTACGACAGGGAGGTATCTTCCCCACCGACGAGATTGATCACGAGAAGGATCCCAAGTTAAACCAATCTGCTTGAGTGTTCCTTTAGCACATTCTATAGAACAATGAGAGATGCTGGTAACATTCCATCGATATGCGAATGTGCCACCACAGAACTTGCACTGTTTTTCTTTAAATTTATAGCCTTGAGTATCAAAATAGATAATAGCGGACTCAGCCTCGCGCATCTTATCTAATGTCGTCTCAGCAGGTAGTTCTACTGGGATAGAACTAAACTCCTCTGCTGAGCCCCCCATTAGCTCAAATACTTTAGCTGCTTCTTCTAAGGCACGTTTGGCCTTAGTTTCTTCGCTGAGTTTTCCGCGTCCCATCATTTATCCTTAGTAATTATTTTGTGCTGACAATCACAGTGTGTCTTGTGTTTTTTAATACCTAGGCACTCTGCATGGTTCTTCTCTGTGCAAGGCTTACAGATCATTATGACCTGCTAAACGAAATATCTTCATTATACTCCATCATTCGTTCTGGGGTATTTTTTATTTTATCACATCTCATATATTGCCCATTTTTATTAGAACAGTGAGTACACCAAACATTCCAAATGTTCGGATCTTCTTCGTCCTGTTTAATAACAGGGTAGTGGTGGATAATAATAACACCATATCCTATGATTTTAGGTTTATTATCGTCCGGTACTTCCATGACCTTTTCCCCCTCTGTCGGTCGGAGTCAATTCTGGTACCCACTCAAAAGATGGCCGAAAGTAGGGAATTATAGCAAGCTGTGCTATTCTTTCCCCTATGTTAAATTCCTGACCTTTGGGACCATGGTTGATAATATTAGCATAAATTTCACCACGATATCCTGTATCTATTACCCCTGCTAGGACATCAATACCCATTATCTTAGCTAGTCCAGAACGGGGGAGTATCAGACCCATACAATTAGTAGGGAGTTCGATAGCTATGCCGGTCGGTATAGCTTCCCACTTGTTCCCGAAAGCAGGAAGCCAAAATGGGACACACGCTATCAAATCAAAACAAGAGTCTTCCTTGAATTGATAGGTAAGTCTTTCTTGTAGGTTAATACCGTACTCTTTAAGGTTGCGTACTGCTTTAATCTTCATTAGTTAATCTTTCTAATTGTACTCTTGATACTAATTTATTAACTCTATTAGCCAGGTCTGGGTCTAGTACAACTAATTCTAATCTTTTCTCTATCTGTCTTGTTAGTTCTGCTTGTCTTTCTTCTCTAAGTCTTCTCGACAGGTAGCTCATAGAATGTTTACCTTAAATTGATTTTATTACTGGTCCGCGCCATAATGGAGGGTTAGAGGGATGATGTAGGTAATAGTGAATACTAAGTACGTCTATTGCTGATTGAGAACCTATAGAAGAAGCATTAACTCTACAACATTCGTAGCCTGTATATTGGCAGATAAACCATATCTCATTTTGTATTGTCACTACACACTCTTCAAATGGTTTGCGCTCTCTTGAGTTCTTCACGCTCTATACGACGCGAGTCACTCGACCCTATGACGTGATCCTGGGGTGCAGGTCATCTACTGCACCGGTCCAGGTCGGGGGACTACTACTTAACATAAGATAGGTTATCGAACATCGAGTTATCAGGGCCTAGTTTCGTCACCGTGACGTAATGGGTCATGAGGAAGACCCTTCCGGCTAAGATCTACTGCATAGCACATGTCACACTTACCGCTATGGATATCGAAAGTACCCAAACACTTCACACTATGCCAAAAATCTTGCGAGCTAAACATCCCCCTAGATGCCAGTTCTCTGTGTATAGATTCAACCAAAACCCGTTCTACAAAAGTAGAATTAAGTAATGCAGTTACTCTCCCATTTGGTGTTTGTACTACCGATGACATCTGTATTGCATGGTATATAGCAGACCTAATAGCAGATTGTTCTTGGTTATAAGATAAGTTCATTTCAACTATCCAATACTCTCGCTCTAATTAATCCTCTTCTATGTAATTCCCAGTAGCCGATGAGATAAGAAGCTTGCCAATCTGGCATGTGTTTAGTCTTATCTACTTTCATGCCAGACCACAGAGCCGCAACCATCTTAACGTTCGGGGGTATCTCTACTACTTCTATCTTGTGTCTTCTGGCATATCCTTTAATATCCCCTATTCGTTGAGCTGTCAGGAGCTTGTCCCCCGTATGGGAAATGCCCGGTCTAGGTCTGTATGACTCTATAATGAATAGCTCTACTGTATCGGGAGTCTTCTCTATCTTTTCGTCAAACTCCTTTTCTGTAAGACTCTCCATAGCTTCCGGTGTACACTGCTCATCCCACAGCGTCCTACCTGTCGATCGTTTACTAGCACTCCCTCCTGGATCCCAGCTTATATATTTAATCATGGATTAGTATACTCCAGTAATTCAAGGAATACTCTGTGATTCCAGTGTGCATCTGCTAAAGCATGATGTTCTTGTGCATTAGGAATACTGAGACTTTCTGTAGTAACTCCTATATGGTACATAAACTGTCTGATGTCTAAACACAACATAGGCCAGCTTTCCGGTTTATCTATCATCTTACCGTATAAGCTACACATCAATACCCAGTCGTAATCTGCATAGTACCCCCAGAATTCAGGTCTCTCCCCCACAAACTCTAAGATCTCATCTGCAATCTGTTTTCTAGATAATTGGTTTTTCCCGTTTAGATGTGGTTTAACATTAGCTAATACCCAATCATTAGCTAATGACCAATCAACCCCCTCAAACTCTGCATAGTATGCCTCGCTATCTTCTCTCACTACCCCAACAGAGATAGGGATAATAGGATGCTCTGCCCCATTCTCGATAAACTCAAAGTCAAAGAATATTCTCATCTTCTATTATCTTTCCTTAGCCGACAGGCAACCAGTGGCTCATCGATATATTCGCTTAGTCGTAAAGGTACTCCAAATATTTTAGCGTCTCTGTACATATGCCTATCTGGTGACGCTACCCAGTTAAGAGGTATCAGCACATACAACTCAGCATCGAATTTAGCGTACTTCCAGGAATCTATTGTATGAAGAATATCTTTTGATTGTTGTAGTGTTAACCAATCGGGTATATATTCACGTACAAGATTGTCATTATCCCAATCTATGGGATCAGTGCTAAATCCAGAATGAAGATTAATCTTATGCCGAATATCTCTAATCCTAGGAATTCCTTCGTTCGTCGGATAAATAGGAGGCTCAGTCATATTAACTCGATCTTCAAGTTAGGGTTACCATGCTTCTTACGAAGATAAGTCTCTAGATTCTTCCTGTAGGAATCTCTTTCCCTCTCCATAGCGTCAGCAAGCTCTTTAAAATACTCTTCTTCGGTAATAATACCCTTGTCTATGAGGAGCTTAGCGATAACTCCACAGTTAGCCAGAGCAGTGTTAATACCTGTACGAATATGTTTTAGATCTCCCTCAGCATTATCGTATTGTATCATATATCCGACGCCAGCCATCATAGCGTGTTGTGCTGCTAACAAGCGTGCCCGCTCTTCTTCAAGACTCATTTAAACCCACCAATTCTTATCGCACTCAGTACACCACGAATGTTTTCTTTTTCCTGCATCAATTAATTCTGACTTAATAAAACTTCTACTATATAATCCTTCAGGATAATGGTGTTTACAATTTCTCTGTATCCGCCATTTTCTGAATATCCGAAACATCTAATAATTCCTCGTATTGTTTCTTAATGGAATTTGATTGTTTTCGGGTCTCTATCTCCAAGTGAGTTAGTGCGTCTAACCATCCCTGTCGGTACATCATCAGGAGTAATCTCAAAGTTTGTATTTCTTTTGAGTCCAATTGAACGCTCTCGGAGGTATTCATTAATTCCTCGCTCAAGTATTTGTCTGATAGATTCAGCCCTACTTATTGCTCCAGAATATTTATGGTAATCATCAATTAACTTATCCATGTCTCCGGATATAATTAGAGATGTTTTGACCGTATCTGTTCTACGCTGCCGCACGAGGAATCCATTTCTCTTTAGTCCCCCACTTATTAATATCGACCTTAAATTTTACACCAAAATCAGGCTGAACATCTTCAAGCTCCTTCTTGATTTCTGGAAGATATTCATCCTCTTTACCATTTTCAATTTCAAACACTAAGTCATCATGAACTTGGAGATTGAGGAGACATTCTTTTGTAATAAGACCAGCATCTCTAACCCTGATACTCCCCCGTTTGACAATCTCAAAAGCTCCACCTTGAATAGCAGAGTTATCAGCTAGCCAATATTCGCTAGGAAATTGGAAGTGCCTACGTCTTCCTGACCAGTATCTAACAAACCCCTGTTGAGCTGCTCTAGCCTCTGCTAACCTACTAAACTTTAAAAATCCTGGATACTTATTAAAGTAATTATCTAGCATTGCTTTCGCTGCTTGATTACTGACACCAAATACATGAGAAACCCTATCTATTCTACCTCCATAAGAAATAGTGTAGTTGAAAGTCTTTGTAGGATCTCGTGGCATTCCAAGTTCAGCGGACATCTCATTGAAGATATCTCGAGATTCATCATTAAATACTGCTATAAGACCCTTCTCCCCTGCATAAGCAGCTTTTAGTCTGAATTCGAGTTGGGAAAAGTCTGCATCCCACAGAGTATAGCCGTCTCTAGGGATAAAAGCTCTTTTAAGCTTACCGTTCCAGTCTTTATCTGAAGTTTTTGGAATCTGGTGCAATATGCTTGCTGAAAGACGGCCCGTTTTTGTTCCATGTTGCTTAAAATTTGTTCGGAATCGTCCGTCATGACTTAACTTCTCTAAGTATGGATTATAATTAGAGCCTGTAGTTTTAGACCATCCTCGATAGGTCATGATTAACTTAGCCCTATGATCACCATTACGCTCTAATAGTTCATCATAAATTTTCATATTCTCTTTATTAAAAGAATATTTACCTCTCTTACCTCTTTTTCCTACAGGAGGAAGCTTTAAATCTTCTAGAAGAAACTTACCTAATTGATCTGGAGACCCTGGATTAAAACCAAGTTCTTTTTTAATTTCAGCCATGATCTTAAGACCACGGTCTAGTTCTTGCTCACAAAAAGATTGATTAATAAGAATACCTGTATCTTCCATATCCATCAGAAGCTTACAGAATTCCTGTTCAAAGTCCCACAGTTCTCCATCAAATCCCTGACTAACAAAATCAGAATACAGCTTATAAAATAAATCTTCAGTAATAAATGCATCATTAGCACCATATGGCCGAATCACATCGACAGGGATGTAATCCCATCCGAATGCTTTAATAATCTGATCCTGAAGTTCCGAGTTTCTCTTAGGCTCTCCTCCAAACTGCCTACTCAGATAATCCAGTTCTTTACTGAAGTAATTCTCATCATTCATATGAGCCATCAACATAGTACAATAAAACTTTTGTACCTTGCTAGGATCTACGCCAAGATTTCTCAGTGCCCTCAAATCATGTTTAGCATGATGCATAATCAAGCACGGGTGATTCTGAATAACCTGAACTAACTCTGGGAGCCATTCAATAGGTAAGTTATTCCCTAATCTATGACTAAATGCAAAATAATCGCCTTGTCCCCCAGCACTAGTAGACACACCCCAGGTATCGCTGAAGGGATGGTTAATCCTACCCTCAGTGTCTATAGTAAGATATTTAGACTCGCGAGCCTGTTTGACGTATTTATCAAACTCATCCTTGGTTAGATAACTCATATTTGATCCTGCGAACAAAGACTACTATGCCACTCTACGTGTTTTTCAAGATAATCTGTTAGTACTAAGCTAAAACACTGCTTACAAGTATACACATTAGCTACAAAACCTTTTTTGTCCATTAAGTCGTAATCGGCCCTATTATTGAAATAATTTTGAAGATTTATCATAATTCAAATCCTACGCCTGAGGTAAAGATCTGTTGGTCTTTGTCCTGACTAACTTGACCGTTGAATACTTGGAAGTCTAGATTCTGTGTTCTCTGTACATAGAAAGTCTCGAATTTTTTAGCCATGCGAAGCTTAATATTACTAACTTCAATAGGCCCACCAGGTTTAGTAGGCCATAAACAAATACCAGTGGTAACAGCTGCTCCAATATACTGAGAACCAAATAGATCCTCTAGTTTCTTGGGCGCTTTATTACCTACTTGTGGTTTACGATTATGATGAATGAACCAAACAAAAGCCCCAAATCCTCCCCGTAAAACCCGATGTACGTAGTCAAGAGCTTCGAGAATAACTTTCTCTGAATTAATGTCGTCACCAATTCCAACACCAAAAGAGTCGAAAATAATACCATCAGGCATAAACTCCTCTACTACTGCCGCAAGCTCTGCTTGTGCAGCTTTATTTCCTAATCTGATTCCATAGCCCAATGGAAGAACTAAGAAGTTTTCTCGGAGTAAGTCTTTGTCACTATTGAACTGCATATTATCTACTAAATAGTGTAGTTCCTCATGTGGCATCTCCATTGAGACAAACAGAATCCGCATAGGTTTTGGTATAGGCCACTGTAAAAATGGACTTCCAGTAGCTAGTTTCTCAGCAAATCTAAGAGAAACCTGAGATTTACCCACATCTGGCGGACCAGAGAGAATAGCCAACCCTTTACGGTGAATGAGTCCTTCAATAACCCACTCTAATTTAATCTCTGTATTAATAAACTCATCGTAGTTATAGACTACGAGTCTTTTCTCTACTTCAGTTTCTTTACCTACTGCATCGACAGGGTGCTTAGATCTACAGTAGTTAATAATACCAAGTAGTCTAGCTTTTTGGTCTTTGCGATCTTTATACTTTCCCCACCTATTATCAGCATTGAGAAGTAAAGCTAAAGTTTCAGCATTGGTCATACTGAGTTCCATACATATATGACCAAGTTTAGCTAAAGCATCCGATCGGTGACCCTTCTCTATTTTCGGGGTCATGAAAAACTTGAAGTCTTCCATTCTATCGGCAAACGAATACTTAGCTATGACTTCAAGAGGAGCTGGGACATGATTAATATCGGATGTCTTTAAGAGTTTGACCGGTACAGCTGGAAGCTCATTAAAACTTCGTATAGCTGTAGGGCGTAGGTCCCACCTAAACGTTGTGACTGTCAGACCTGACTCATGGTGCCGTGTACCAGGTGGCCTGAGCACCCTGTTGGCGTTCCAACATCCTAAATCTGCATTCAAATGATAAGCAAGTCTACCGGTTATATCTTCAACTATATTGATATCTTCTACGAAATGATCTAATTTCCAATACCAGTGTTCATGTTTATCTGTGGAGCTTTGTATCTTGATGGCGGGCTCAGGAATATCTGAGACATTAGCTGGGTCATTCCCGTCGAACTCAACCCAAACAACATTTGTTCCCTTGAAGCTGTCCTTCTCAGCATCTTTATCTGAACTGTAGAGAGCGGGCCCAAAGTAAACCTCATGACTTTGTGTCTTGGTTTGGATATGGGATATAAGTTGTTCTTTTTCTGTCGGCCAGTGAAAAAAGTATTGCTCGAACACTGGATTATCTGGATCTGGATTTTTTGTAGGGCTATAGGCGTAGCCAGTCTCTTCTCCATACATAAAGTCCAGGAATAATCCTAGATCTTGCATTGGATCTAGACTGATTACACTCCCCACCTACTTCTCCTTTGGACACTCTGGTGCATGACGAATAGTAGTGGATCTAGTAAGCATATCCACAGATACATACACAGTACCGCCCATATTTATGGGTTTATTACAATTATCACAATCTATATCATTAGATACAGGTAGTCGAGAGTTAAATCTAATAGTATCCACGTGTCCCTGACAGGATTCGAACCTGCAACCTAAAGGGTAGAAACCTTTTGCTCTGTCCATTGAGCTACAGGGACTGTGTTTAATCTATGCCGCTTTTTTTGCATCTAAATAAGCCTTTAGCTTAGTATATCCTTCTCTTACGATAATCTTACGGAGAGGGTTGTAGCCGATAACAGCAGGGTGGTATAGCGGTACAAATTTACCCTTGATTAATTCTCCGTGGTGACTGTATACATTCTCAACATTAGGAAATACTAAATGAATTGCAGTACGACCACACAAGCCAATAACTATTGGTTCAACAATCTCTATTTCTTCTAAAATATATTCTCTACTAGCTTCAATTTCCTCTTCGGTAGGAGGAAATCTCGGAGGCAAACCAGGACCCTGTGAAACAGGTGCAGGCTGGTACTTGATAGAATTAGTTTGAAAAACATCGTCACTATCTATACGAACATCTGTAAGGATGTTGTCTAAAATAACTCCCGCACGACCTACAAACGGAATACCTTTAGCATTCTCCATCTTTCCTGGAGCTTCACCAATAAGCATCACACTCGGCTTTAGAGGGCCTGCACCAGGTACAAATTTTCTTCCAATATCACGTAAATGCTGAAACCTCTCATCAACTACATATGCGTCATACAGAGCCTTAAGATCTTCCATCTTACCCATTATACTCCCTTTTATCTCCCGCCTCATATTGGTACCCTAGAGGGGATTTGAACCCCTAACTACTTCATTTTAAGTGAAGTCCCTCTGCCAAATTGGGGTACTAGGGCTTAGGTCGACAGGTAGTCTCCCTCCTACTACCTGTCGACTGTGGGCAGAACTAATCTGTGATCTCTTCTCCGTTCTCATCTACTTCATACTTAGTAACATCGAACCAACGTTCCGGTGCGAATGTAGCTTCAGGAGATCCCTGGAAATCACCAATGGTGAGATGTCCATCAGCAATAGTCCAAGAGCTAGACTTGAAATCACTAGTCTTGAGATGAGTAGAATTAAGATCATTACCTGTATGCACAACTCTGACGGGCACTGATTAACCTCTCTATTATTATTTTCTTATTTGGAGGTAGCTCCCAGCCATCTCCTGATAGTCCCACGATTTAGCTTTCGGGCCTCTGGGGGTTCGACCCTACTAACATGGTTGTCCTCTACAGACTATCGTCCCACCTAAATCTATTTAGTTAGTGCTGGACCTAACCGGAACCTGGCAAGAACTAACTAGGCCCAGCATCCCAACCATCTCCTAGCAGTCAGTCTAGGAGAAGTTTAGAGACCCATACTAGTAGCAGCGGCGTTGTTAGCCTCGTTCTGCTCGTCATACAGACGCTGGCACAGTGCATTAGTCACGTTGATAAACTTCTTGCCAGCGTTCGCTGTATTTTCTTTACCTTCAGTCTCGGTAAGAGTAATATAAGCATACTTACCGATAAGTTCGGAAAACTTAACGGTAGCCAACTCTTGCTGAGACAAATCAAAGCCTTCACGGAGACGCTTACGGAACCACTTAGTGGTTTGCTTCTCTTCGGCAGTGTAGTCTTCCCACTTCTCACGCTCGGGGAATAGACCGTAGTATTCCTGCCTCTTCTGTCCGTGGTATTCGTTAGCAGGCTCATCAATAGCCCACGTAATAACACACTGAAGAGTACCGTCTTTGTGTGTCTTCTGGATACAATCCAGACACACAGCCTTATAGGTGCCCGGTTGAATCCAGAAAGGGTCATCGTTAATTTCGAGTTGATCGTTGATATCCAGGTTACCAAAAATAGATGTCATGTTATTAGCTCCTGTGTTATCAGTTATTTGTTTTGAGTTATTAGTTATTAGCTGTTCACGTACTTCGCTAGCAGTTTCGGTACCTCTGTTGTCAGATATGTTTTCTCTTCGATTGTCGGTATCTGTGTCCCCGCTGTCTCCTGTAGTGTCGGGTTGAACTGGATCTTGCGCTCTAGTTTTTGTCCTTCTTTTAACAGCCATCCTATGAGATTCGCTTCCTGTGCAATTAGTCTATAACATGCCTCCGGTCCGGCTGGCCGAATAGCAAACCTCTTCTTCTCCTTATCTTTATCGTTAGGATCTCTGATATGTGCAAGATAAAATACATGCATATCAGATTCCTTGATTACTTTAATCGTATCTTTCAATGAAGACTCTACCATTCGGTAGTGTCCCCACGCTTCAATAGAAGGATGAAGTTGTTCCTTAGGTAACGGTCTCTCCGCTACGACTACACGAAGCATGTCATCAATAGCTCGCGAAGCTGTATCTATTACCAGAGTATCATGACTAGCATAAGGCTCATATCCTTCTTGATGAGCCTGTACTATTAGTCTAAGCTGCGCAAAACTATCGAAAGTCTCAAATCTAGTACGTTCTGCTATCTCAGGATACTTAAGAACAGTAGACCAACCTGAATCTGTAGTAACCCAGATCGGACTAAGTCCAAGTTCTTGACAAATCTGAGCGGTAAGGTCTGTCTTCCCTACCTTGGGATCACTATAGAAATAGGCACGGATGAGTTTCCTTACATCAGCCATAGTACGAGAACCGCCCATAGCCATCAGTTGTTCTAGTTGATTCTCATCCATGGCGTTGTTCCATCAGACTAAAGGCCCTATCGAACGCATTATCTATACTAGTCTCTGAGAATGATTCAAAGACACGTATCCCCAAATGGTTCATC